TCATTCTTTTAAAAATATTTTCTTTTCTTCCGCTCTTCGGTTTACCAGCCCTGGGAGAACCTGTCCAGCACTTTTCCTCCATTTTGGAAATTCTTCAGCAGCACCTTCATAATCTCCCGCGTTTAGTTTTCTTAGTAATGTTGATCTTCTGACGGCAGGCGTCAAGCCAAGGTTAAACAACCAACTCATCAAAGCAATAAACTGATTCTCCGTGATTGGAACTTTGACAATGGCGGCTAACTCCTCCTGTGTTTGAACCAGGTCTTTAGTTAGAAGGTCGTATGCTTCATTGCGCGTAATGTGCTCACCCGGATGCACATCTTTCGTGTGGCCAAAACCGATTGTCCACACTCCAGCAGGACAGCGATAAGATTCAAGGGCCGGACCTCCGTTGGGTCCCTGCTCAAACTCAGATATGAACTGAGTTGCCAGTTCGGATGGGTAAAGCAGGATATCTTGTGTCATTGAATTGCACCAAAATTTGAGTTACTCTGAATGGGTTACTTTTATTGTTAAAGGAACGACTATGGCAAAAAACGAAAAATCCTCTAGGGAAATGGCATCTCTTGCTGGCAAAGTGCTCCAGCAGAAAAGCTCTACTAAAGCAGCTAAGAGCCTGGCAGGTTCTGTTTTAACGCAAGCTCCTGATCGCAAGCCTCAGAAGAAAAAATAGTTTGTCTGCTTAGTATCTGTTTGCGGGGTATGCATATATGCCCCGCTATTTGTTTCCGATCTGCGCCGCTTATGTGGGGGACAAGGACCACAACAGTATCTGTTTCTTTTCTAATGAAGCCCACAGAGGTAACCTCGGTAACTTTATATTCAAGTTCGTCCTCAAATTCCCATCCTGGAGGACATCCAAAGGTATCAACCCATTTAATTATCTCGATTCTCATTTCGTCTCCTTCTTGATTCCGTGCAGTCTTTGCACTTCAGACTTCAGCGTTTCTAGGTCTTGCTGAATTTTCGTTAGCTGTTTAATGCTCTCGGTGTTTGAAGTCGCTCGCCTGTTTAGCTCGTTGATCTGTAGCTGTTGGAGCGCAGTTTCGTTCTCCAGCATGTTGATCCTGTCCTGCTGTGACACGATCGTGTACTGATTCAACTGAGAGTTTGTAAGCCACCCTGCCATATAAAAAGCAAAGAACAAAACCAGCTTTATAAGTCCGGCTATAAACGAGCGCATATTAATTGCCATGGTTCGCTCCATTGTTATGAACTGTGAGTTTTAATTTGCCTGTAACAACACCGTAAAGAGTGTTCATGATCTTCAGGCCAAAATACGCAGAAACTCCTGAGCAAGCCCCGATCCACTCCCAACTAAGTTTCGAGGTGCGGAGGATCAGATAGACAATGAAGCCAGCCGCGCATGACGTAACAAACTCAATGAACCAGCGCGGAAAATTCCAGTCCCGTTCTGCTCGGACATACGGCATAGCAGAGCCGGACGCCGCGCATATAACAATGAGCGTGAACACTATTAGGTTTACCGTGCTGGCAAACTCGCTGAGGCTGAAATCTGTTTCCATGTTTATCTCTCTTTTTAGTTATGGTAGTTATGCTCCGAGTTTCAATGCGCACACCTAACGAAAAGCCCCTCGAAGTGAGGGGCGGAGCGGTTAGATGGAAGCAGCTAGCGGATAAAGCCGTAGTTCGACATCCTTAACATGGTTTCCGCCAAGGCTGACATAACTACCCTTTGTAACGGCCATACTAAACTTGCCGCCGCCATTAGCCCACGGAACTAGCGACTGAGCCCCGGGACCAGACGCATAGCTGGATTCATTCGTTCCGATAAATGAGACAACAAGAACGCCGTCGTTAGGCATTACGCCCTGATAGATAGAGCCCCAATCGTCATTAACGTCGGTTCCTGTCATCACTATTGGAGAAGCTCCCCAGGCAGGTTGGGCAAAATGCGCGGCTTCGGTTTTTGTTGTTCGGGTATTTAGTAATAACTGGAGGAGCGCTTTCAGCATGACGCACCTCCTACAGCAGAGTTAGTCTGCATCCCGCATGGGGACAAGATACAAATGCGGCACTGTTGTATCTGCTGAAATGAGATACCCAAACTCTTGACCTTTTGACACAGGAATAATATGCCGTCTTGCAATCGATTGAGGATCAACGAAACCTGAGCCACCATCGGAGACTTCCAAAATAACGCTTGAGGCGTTTCCAGAGTATGTGACATAACCGTCCCCGCTGGATGTAAGCGTGTGCCAATGACCGTCGGCTGTAATGCTGAAGGCCGTTGCATCCATGGTCGGACTAACTGCGTGTTGAATCCACGATCTTTTACTCTGCAAGAACTTCTCCGCAAAGAGCTGTACCAATGATTTAAGCAACATAGGCCACCTCCTTGCAGAATAAGTTTTTTAAGAGTTTGATACCCCCCCCGATAGAGGAAGAAAAACGCAAGACAATGTTCTTTAGACTTTTTGCGGTAACCTTCATTGCTTGACCCTTTGCGAGAGGAAAAAGCAGTCGAATGTCTTTATCGGTATTTCCAAACGTTGTAGCTGCTATTGCAGTTGTATCGGAACTTATTTGAAGAAAGCCATCAGTGTTAGTAGTGCGACCTGTCGCATACAAATAACCGTCCGCAGGAGCAATACCAATGTGTGCATCACTCCAAGTGGTGCATTCTGTTTTGATAGAAGGAGTGATAACAGTGTTGGACGGACTCGGCATAGCTTGATGTCCTACAAGCTCGGATTCCTGTTTGGAATAAAACTTTGAAAACAGGAGGCTCAGAATGTTTTTCAGCATAATGCGCCTCCTGTTCTGAGATTATTTAGACGATTCGTTGCGAACGAAGATAAGAGTTGCTGTGTTTGTGTTGTCCTTCCCAAGGTCAACAATAAGTGTGTCGCCCTTCTGTATCGGGATAGAGGCCCATTTCCAGCCGCTGGAAGCGTTAGTGAGATAGCAAACCTTTCTTGTGGAGTTTTCAAGTCTGAACCACTTATTTTCTGGTGAGTTTGCGCCTCCAATCTGCAACACTGCCCAACCACTAAATGGGGCAATGATATTTTCTTGACCTCCTCCCTGAATGCTTTGGCTCTGTACTGTTGTACCCGGCCCACATTGGTAAGCAATGTCAGGATACTTGCTTTGCAAAAACTTCTCGGCAAATAATTGAACGAGGGCCTTAAGCATGGCAGAGCCCTCCGAACAAGGCGATTATACCCCCCCCCACCGGTTGTTGGGAAGAATGTAGCTGTTGCGTCCTTCATTTTGTTTAAAACAATGTTGACTGTCTCCCCTTTCTTTGCAAAAACTGTTAGCGAAGAACCGGATTCTGCCATCCCATAACTACAATCTGAGTTGCAGACTGCCGTCGAATACAACTTTAATTCGCAGTGTTCGCTGTCAGATGTTCTTGCGTAAACCTTGACATAACCGTCTGTTGGACAAACATAGTCCCCTGGCGCAGCAATACTGACAAGGCCATTTAAATTTGGAGTGACGCTCTTAGAAGCCTCACTCGGTGTCGTTCGGCTATCGAGTAGCCGCTGAATAAGTTTTTTAATAAGGCTCATTTAAAACCCTCCTTGTCTCATGTTGTTCCTACTGTCGATCTTCTTCTGTAGCTCATAAGCTAAAGCGGTCGGGAACTCAGGCCACTGGACGAACGGGAAACCCTGCGCCTCTGTTAAATCTCTCAGCTCCTGTCTGTAGGTCTCAAGGGCTACCCTGTCGGTATCATCCAAAGCCGATCTCTTGGCTCCCGCCGTCCGTGCAACAGTAATATCAGGCAGTTTCACATAGTCGTCTGTGTCCGAGATTCTTGCGTTACGCTCGGCCTTGATCTCGTTGGCATAACGCTCTTTGCAGAAGTCGTCGGAGTTTTCCGGAAGGTCGGCCTGTGTGTAGTATTTGCCGTCGGCAGACTGATACAGCTCATCCGTAATCAACTGACTTTTGACCGCAAACTGCTGACCCGCCTTGAACTTGACTTTGGCTTTACCGATAAGCGGACGCTCAAGAACCTCCACCTTGAGGTTGTCGGACTTTAGGTCAGGCGTTGTGAAGGTGTACAAGTCATAGCCATATTGAAAACCTTCAGGACGATTCAAGGGCTCAATCGGAATTTCCTCTTTAATCGTGTCTCCCTTTAGGTACTTCTTATCCACTAGTGCGATAAGCTCAATTGAGCACGGCTCGACCCAAAAGCTTTGGGCGTCCGATAGGCTCGTGATGCGACCGTTGCCCATCTTCACGCCGTAAGCGGCCACGGGCTTAGACAGAGCCTTGGATAGGTACTGCCGCTTGATCTCTGCAAGAGTTGTCATGCCTGTTCTCCGTAATGCTCATCGCAGTAGGCGAAAGCGAGGACATGAAATACTTTGTCACGGGCTTTGGAATAGGAAATCCTCTTGCCGGTTTCCGGATTGAAATTACGAACGTCCACACATGCGGAAGTGTCGGTAACAGTGAAACCATTCTTGAGAATCAGTGTGCAGACCATCGTGCCAGTGCCTTTCACGTGGTGGTAGTCCGCATGGTCGATCATCGCGTCCACCGCTTCAGGGCTGATGACCGGATATTTGCAAGATTTTCTTGCTTCTTCTCTAATCTCTTGAGTGTTCATGTTTTATCTCCTTTCTATGAATCAGATTCTTCTTCGAGGGCGTCGATCTCGGCCTGAGTGGCGCCGTTGTCTAAACAGAGTTGTTTAAGAATCGGTACGAGGTACGCTTCGATAGCCGCGCCTAAAGACGAGGAAACCCAATCCGCTATCGCCGAAGCAAAAGATGCGGCAAACGCCGCGACCCAGCCGATGTTTGTTCGAGCTTGTGCCCGCTGAGCGTCCGTCAGATTGTTCTGCTCGGTGTACAAAATGGCCGTCGGTGCCTCGCCCGGATCGCCTTTTGGCCCGTCGTTACCCGTATCCCCCTTCAAGCCGCGGGGGCCTTGAACCGAAAGCTTTATCCAATAGTTTTCGTTGGTTAGAACCGTGCCCGCAGGAACTGCTTTAATGGATTCATAAACATAACCGTCAGCGTCCTGCACGCGGTCAAGAATGTCGTATGTCGCGGCACTGTCCCACGTCCCTTTCCCCGTGTACCGTACCTTTGCGATACTAAGAGTTGGCATAGGTTGCCTCCACTACACCGTTGTCGTTAATTGAAAATTCAGCAGGCGCAAGGCCTACGTATTCGAGCTGAAGCACGCCGTTTGCGTTTACCTGAAACTGCCCGAAGCAAGTCGCATAAGGGCTTTGGCCCATAGGCCCTGCCTCACCTCTCTCGCCCGCAGGCCCCGGACTGCCCTGCAAACCCCGCTCACCGCGAGGGCCGCGAAGGTTTGAAATCTTTGCGCCGACAGTGGCAGTTGTTGCTGTTACAGCAGTGATCTGAAACAAGTCGCCGTTAGTTGAATTGAGCACCAAGTCTCCGACCTTTACATAGGCGGAAGGTGATAGGTTAGAAAGCGGGAACGTATCATTAGCGGACACTGCCAGGCTTGTACGGGTAGAGAATCCGGTTTGCGCCGCGATTGCTTGAATCTGCTGAAGGGCCTGCTGGCACGTGATCTTGTCGTCATTCGTCGAGTGAGCGTTGGCCTGCGCCTGGGCCGCAAGTTGCTCGATCGTCTGGAAGGTAAGGACTAGGTCATCAATCTCGTCCTTTAGCGCTTTGATCTCCGCAACATCACCTTTGACTGTGTCATAGATGGCTTGTGCCTGCTGCGCGTAATCATTGGCAGTGGAAGCGATCTCAAGGACTTCTGCCAATACCTCCTGCGGTGTGTGCTCCGATGTGCTCGGAACAATCAGGCATCGTCCGAGGGCTTCCTTCAGCTGCTGGCAGTAAATAGTCAGAGTGTCGAGAGCGTCATTAAGAACTTCCGGATAGAAGCCCCCGGCATTGGTAAAGACCTTTTCTTGAAGGAAAGGAGCATTTGAGAGGATCGCCAGCGCTTTTCCGGACGGAAGCGCATTGTTTAAAGTGACCGTGCCTCCGGGAGAATTCTCCTGGTTATCGTTGAGCGTAACCGTGTAGTTCGTTGAGGCAAGCGTCTCGGAGACCGAAGTGTCCTTGTTGTCAGCAACGACAACGGACAAGTCGGATCCCTTCATCACTTTAAAGCTGAATGTGAAAGCCTTTGTCGAGCCGTCACTGATATAAGGACCAGCTCTCCGCAGTTCTTGTGAAATTGACATTAGCGATCTCCTTGCCATCAATTTTCATTTGACAGCAAGGAGGTTTATGGACGGGCTCTTAGTCCTTCTTCGCTCTTCCGGAGAGAACTCCTTGAACAAATTCGCCAGCGTCTGCGGGCTGGATGTCTCCTGCTTCAACTCCCGCCATGTAGCCCAACGGTTTCTTGAGGAAGCCAAGCGGCAGGCCTGTCACCACAGAGAGAAGATCCAGCATATTGCGGGTATAGGAGCGGGCGTTGACTTCCTCATCGTTAAGGATCTCAACGGTTTGTTGAATCGCCTTGCCGCTTCCTTCGATAAGGCCATAAGCCGGAGCGGTCATAATCCTGCCAACATAAGGATCGGTTCCCCAGATGAATCGCGCAACGTCCGAAACTGCTCCGCCTTTTTGATCTTTGGCTAAGCTAGCACCGGCAGTGTTAATAAATTGTCCGGCAATAGGGGCCATGGCCACAGCGTTTTTAAAGGATTCCGAGGCCAGCATTCTCAGCATATCGTCCATGCCGAATTCGTCATCATCTCCTGTGTCCGGATCTCCGAAGACAACGACTTCAATGAGTTTCGCGACAACTGAAGGAATCGTCACAACTAAGAGAGCGTCTCGAGCATACATGCCGTAACGCTTAATCAGTTTCTTCTCCATACTGTCAGCGTGGAAGCGCTCATTGAGAAGATTGAACTGCATGTTGAAGTAGTTGTAGAAAACGAGGAAGGATCGGTACAAAGCATTTCCTGTTTCGACATTAGCAACGTTTTCCGGAGAAAAGTCGGACATGGTCGTGCGGATAACCGAGTCTGCATCCAGGACCGCTTCCTCTGTAGTCCGTCCTTTCTGCAGCGCCTGGTTATAAGCTCCCACCCAAGTGATTGCATCAATCGGGATCTGACAGAAAGACTGCAGGAAGTATCCTTTACGCATCAGGAAGTCATGTAGCGGCTGTATGTATTTAGCCTTAGCAGCTACCGTCTTATTGAAGATGCCCTTTTGTTTCGTGACACGATTGTCCTGAGTAGAGGAAATCTTATAGACCTGAGACTGAAACTCCATTGCTCGGTCATTAAGGCGAGACATCATGAACGGAGAAAGCTGAGTAATCTGCTCCGTTACCTTCCTCGGATCGCGGGCAAAGACTCCGGCGGCGTCAATGAGATTTCGTCCAGAAACCTTTGTGAGCGCAATTGAGAACCCAGTGAACTGCTGCAGAGCGTTTACGATGTGGCCCATCATGATGTTGATGCCTGCGATTCCCCTGAGCTCATTGAGCTTCTTGCTGATCCAGCCGCTTTTCCCGTCACTCACATCCTGGGTATAGGACCGTTTAAGCCAGGGCTTAAGCATGTCTTTCATGGTCGTAGGATCCTGAGAATCGATTCTTTCCTTCAGATCCTTATTAATAAGCAGCTTGGCGACATCTTGAGCGACTGGGGCGATATAGCAGAATCTCAGAACTGAGGAAATATGGTTTGAAATGATCGCCATATCAAAGCTCAGAGGTTCGTGATAGTCAGAGGCTCGAGTTTTTGTGAAGCCAGGATTTGATACCGGCATTTGGCTCAGCGAGTCTGACTTAGTAAGCTGGTCAATTTCATCAAACGTGGCCTTGTCTGCTACAAGGTATTTATCCGTTGTTGCCGGAACATAACCGCCTCGATATTCTCCCCACGGTGTTTGAATCGGAGAGGCTTCAATTTCTTTGAATGTGTAGCCATAAAGATCCTTGTAAGCCTTCTGCGCATCCTCCTTTGTCGACTCCAGGAGATCCCATACCTGCTGTACGAAATCCATGTCCGCTTTTGTGATTGTGCCGTCAGCATAACACTGGGCAATGAATTGATCCCAACGCTTCGTATCTAATTTTTTATTGCCCTCGTTGTCTTCAACCATCTCGGCCCAGGCGTTTCCCTTTCCTCTACCACCGAGCAAGAGCTTTTCTTTGTTCGATTCATTGCCGGTATGAAGAAGAGCGCCGATAAGCTCTGCCTTGGTTCTAAACGTGTAGTTGAGAGTCGGAGCGTAGATGTCTGTCCGAGACAACCATTCCTTCTGCATCGGTTTAATCATCTCTGCGAGTTTTTGCTGAAGTTCGCTGTTGCGATTGCGGAACTTAGCCGTAGCCTGAGCAACCGGATCGTAGATGTAGGATCTGAACGGATGGTTGGGATTGCCTGTATCCATTTTGTTGCACCAGGACTCAACACGAACAAGCGCAGATCCGAGACTTAAGAGGCCATCTTGTTTGAATTTCTCATAAGCCGTTGTTGCCTCTGTCTGTCCCACAGTGTTGTAAGACAGGTTCTGTGTGCTCATCTGGGCAATCAACTCCTTAGCCGCTTGCTCACGAGCTTCTGCTTTTGCCTCCCGAGTTGTTTCTTTCCATTGACGAGAGATCGCAAAGAGCATATTCACATCTTCTGCCAAAGCTAGGAAGTCACCGTAAGTCAAAGTGCTGTACCCTCGGCCTCCCTGAAGTCCTCTGTAACGTTTAAATATTCCGTCCAACATCTCATAAGTGGGACGAGCAATCTCTTCAAAAGCATTGATAGTTTTTTCTACAGCCAGGAGGTCTACATCTTCAGGTTTAGTTTTTCCAAAGCCTTCAATATTGAAGACAGCGCGAAGAACATTAAGCACATCAAGGTCATAGGTCTTAGCCAGTTTCTTATCTGCAGAGAAGGTCTTTTTCCGGATGCGTTCAAAACGATCCACTTGCTTGTCGACATCCAAGGCCTGAAGCGCCGCTTGCAGATACATCAACTGCTGTCGCTTGTATGCGGCGGCTCTTCCCTTATCCCCGCTGGCTAATGCTTCATAAGCCTTCCTAGAGGCTCTTGCCTGCATAGCAACAAAGTTCCGTGGATTGACGTTGTAAACGGGCATGTTGGCCAGCATCAATTCGGCAGAACGTTTAGCTGCTTCATTGATCATTCTCTGGCTGATTCCTGCAGGGCTCCCTGCCAAATACTTAAACTCTGTTGCGACAAATCTTGCCCGGGCTTCGTTCTGCAGAGCCTCAGTAATCTGAGCATCGATGCCTGCCTGAGTAAAGTTTTCAGAATACTTTTCAATGCATCTTCGAGTAGTTTCTTCTTCGATGCGATCGTCTTTTCGTGCTCCCTCAAGAAGACCTTGGACCATATCTTGGACAGTCGCAAACGCATTGCCCTGACCTCGCATGAGTTCCATTACTTCAGACGGCGCCATTCCTCCCTTTTTCGTTAGGCCGAGCGCGCTCAGCTTTTTGATTGCGGAAGAACTGATCTTGGCGGCCGTCAACGCTTCCGGATCAAATTTCCAATTGATGCCGAAGGTTTCGTTACTCTTCTTGATGAGTTCACAGGCACGGGTTCCGGCTTCTGCCTCGATCTCTGCCGTGACACCTTCCTTCACTCTCTCTCGGATTTCTTTGGCTTTGCGCTGAATCATCCGCAAAGTCTTGGCTCGGGCGTTCGAGTACCACTTCTCGTCTTTTGCTTTTGCCTCATTTAGCAGAGCCTCTCCATCTGCCAGCGCCTCATCATGCGCCTTCTGCATGGCTATCCAATCTTCTTCGCTCATGTCTTTGGGCTTTTCGTCAAAGAGCGGGCGCATAGATTCAGAAACTTCAGCCTGGTATAGGTCGGCTTCAGCGTTGAGCATTCGATCCATGACGCGCTGAACTTCTTCAGAGAGCTGGGGAAGCTCTTCTCCAAACTCAGATTTGTATTGAGCCGCTCTTTGTTCCGCCACTCCTCCCGTCCATGCTCGATAAACGTCTCGGATCCATTTGCCGAGGTTTTTAAAAACAGTAATGAGCTTAGGATTGTGCGGCTTGCCTGTAGCCAAATAGACCTCGGTCTGATAGGCAAAACGCTCGTGGAACTTTCTCTTCTGCTCGATGCTGAGGTTTTTCCACTCATCCAGCGACTTGAGACCGAAGTCTTTCAGAAGAGTTTCTGCGTCCTGTTTGATAAGTCCGGAGACGCCTGCTTCGCCAGCCAGCTGCATCAGGTTTTCAAGATACCAGTGGCTTATTTCATGGGCAAAGGTGGACAAGTCAGCATTCGGAGTCAGGTGGATTGTGTTTTGTTTAGGGCTGTAGCCACCGCGCTCGTTTGTTCCGTTCTGGAAGTAAACGAGAGAGTCCTGAATCTTTTGGGACAGCTGAGAGGCAGCCTTAGCCCTCACAGTCTTGCGATTACTGCTGAGCTCTACCCGAATGCCCTTTTCTTCCAAAGCGTCAACAAGTTCTTTCGGAGCGTTCTCCGGCAATACCGCTCCGGAAAACTCTTCAATATTTGAGTTTTCTGTGACTGGTTTTGTGCTGATCAAAGTGACGTTGCCCGGCTTAAATCCTTCCGGAAGTTCCAGGCCAAGCTTGGCAAAAACTTCCATCGCAGAAACATTTATAGACTGCGGTTCGATCTTTTCGGTTTGGTAATAACCAGGGAACATCTCCCGAAGCTTGACTAGGTCGGCCTCGGTCTTTACACTAACACCTGAGTCGTTGGAACCCCGAAGGCTATAGATGCCGGAGCTCTTGTTCCAACGGCTTATTTTTTGGCTATTAGCGTAAACCAAAGCGTTGTTTTGCTCCTGCAACGGAAAGTACAGCGTATTTTCAGGGCCCCAAGAGGTTTTTGCCAAATTGATTTCAGCATGCCTTCCAGGGCCATTAAATTTAACCGCGACAACAACGTTTTGATTATTTTCGGCCTTTAGGTCAAGCATGAAGAGATAGGTATTTTCTCTCCGATCATCTCTGAAAATTGCAATCGGATCTGTCAGCGCTTCTGGAATTTGCTTCAAAACTCGTTTCGAAATCTCGGGATGAATATGGTGAGAAGGACTAGATTTTTTTACTCCTGGCAGGGCACCATCAAACATGTGAGGGGTAGCCCGAAGCGTTAAGAACTTTGCCCCAATCAATTTCATTACAAGCGGAGTTTGCTTGAGCATCACCACGTTCTGAGTGGGTTTTTCTTTTAATCCATCAACAAGCTTTCCCCAAGTATCACTGTCCTCTTTCAGTTTTTGTTCCGCAGTTTTTTCTGGAGCGGAAACTGCTGCATTCTCTTTCTGTCGGCCTCCGTTCTGAGCCAGCTCAGATTGTTCGATGGTCGTGGCAGACTGAATCTTCGGAGCAAATTCCGCAATGCGTTCCGGAGCGATATTGGCATCTTTGGCCAAACGCACAATACTAGCCGCCTGTAGCCGAGCATATTGCCTTGCAATTCTCTCTTCTCGATAACCATTGATCCCACTGGCCATGAGGCTTTGAGTCATGCTCTTAGTCAGGTCATCGAAGGCCTGAGCATACTTAGACTTCTGTACCTGATTTACGGCCTGGTTAATTTCCTTTGTCGCCGCTTCCCTGCCTTCCTCTGTTGAAAGATCCCAATCATTCTGGCCTACCCACTCAGACACAAGTTTGCGTGCCTTTTTCGCTTCGTAGGCACTGAGTTCGTCCGGATTGAATCTAAGGTGCTGAGTCAAAGCTTCTCCGAAAGGAGTTCCGGCAATATGGGCGGCGTAGTCTCCGGTAGAGATTTCAACGTCTCCGCCCGAAGCCACGGCTTTTTGAATAGCATTTCCTAGCTCAGGATTGATCTTCTTCAGGTCTTCCAGACGAACGTTTTTCTCCTGCATTGTCTGCGCAAACATTTCTCCATCTACGTAAATCGTGGGTTTGCCTGCGCTCTCTGCCTGATTCTGAACGGCCTCGGAGACAACTCCGGGTGCAGTCTCTCGGGCAGTTATTTCCGGAGCAATCTGATTAAGGTTCTCGAAGAATTCCTGATTCCTTTGGGCGGTTTTGATCTTAGAGATGTGGCGCGTCATACCTACTGCGCCGCCTGCAAGACCCAGTGCCCAAACGCCTTTAATCGTCTCAATCCCGATGTCGGCCAATCTATCCATTATTTCATCAGGAGTAATGGAATCAAACTGCACGTCTTTTGTAAGTTTCTTGGCGGCCTCTTCGGCAACAATGTTTGAAATTTCCTGAAGCTCTTCAACACCTACCTCGGTTGCAAGGCCCGTTGTGAACGCCTTGGCCACGTCCACTGCCGCGGCTCTGAAGGTCGGCTTTTTGAGCGCTTCGATGGTTTTTTCTTTGACCTTTTGGCCGAACATCTGCTTAAAGCCGGTAATGCCAAGAAGCTTTCCTCCGAATTTTGTGAGCACGGCATCACCGATAGCTTCCAAGGAGCCATTAACAAAGCCAACCGTTCCGGACAATCTTCGGGCAACGTCATCATCAATGCCCGCCTCCCGCATATCCTTGTAAGCAAGACCGCCCTCAACCTCCTTTGAGGTTTCCATGACGGCGCCGCTCATTGTCATGAGGCCCAATGCTCCGAGAGAAACAGGGACGGCAACAGGCGCGCCCGCTAATGCAAGAGCACCCAAACCCAAGGCGCCGGCTCCCATACCGAGAGCTGCACCCTTAGCGGCCGTGTCTCCGCTGACGGTGAGCATCTGCCCGATCGTCTTCATGGTCGGATAGGACAGCCAGGAATCCTTGAACTTTTCGTCCAGTGCGGCCAGCGTGTCATCAATTTCTCTTGAACGCCTTTCAAAAGCGGCGTCTTTCGTAATCTTTCCTAAGCGAAGATCCTCATACATACGGCCCTGCTCGTTCTGCAGTTCTCCGGACAAATATCCTGCTCTCCATCCGTCAAGAGTTTTGACTTCGGGCTCATAGTCTTCATCCTCCCGCTTCCACTCGGTTTCTTCATCTGCATAAGTCAGAGACTTCGGAGGCTCGGCAGGATTACGAGCGGCCATCTTTTCCGCAAGTTCATTGAGAAGAATGTCCGTCTTGGTCAGCGGCTTAAGGTCGTTTTTCAGAACAGGAGCTTTGTCCGGATTATTCGTAATGTAATCGGAAAGTCCGGGAGACTGCTTCAAGGTGTTGGCCGTGCGAAGTTTCTCAAGCCGCTGTTTTGAGCCTTCAAAGTCTGAATCAACTTCTGCAGGAGATATTCCGAGCTGGCGGGAAATATCTAAAACTTCTGCAGTGCGCTCCGGATCCTTTCCCAGAACAAACTGAGAGGCAGAGTAAGCATTTCGCTCTAGTACCGCATAGGGATCGAACGACTGAGCAGGAGGAACGGGAACAGGATTCACAGCCTCAACAGTAGGCCCTTCGGTAGGTTCCTGAGCAACCACGGACTGAGTTGTCGGTTCTCCCGGAACTTCCATAGATCCGTCCGGAGTTTCAATTGCTTGTTCGTCTGTAATGAAAGGATTCGGCATTTATTTTTCTCCAAACGCCATGTGCAGGGCAATGAGTTCGACTGCCGCACGAATGACAGCGGGATTGCGAGGATTGTTCTTGGCTTGTCTCTTGGCTTCTGCGTAGGCTCTTTCCCAAAGCTCGCGGTTGATCGGCATACCGCCCATCCGTGCATCAATCAGCTGAGACTGTTGCTTCGTGAGGTTCTGAAGCGGCGGAAGGTTGAAGTACCGACTGCGAATATTGTTGACGGCACTAAGCCTGTCAGCTTCTGTGGCCTTAGTTCTAAAGCCTGCCTGCGGCACAGCTTCCCAATCAATCTTCTTCTCTTGTCTGAAGTCGGCTCCGGAGACATCGTTGTAGCCAAACAAGAAGCCAGGCTTTTGTCCTTCAAACACCGTGTTGACCATTGAGTTCAAGATGTCATTGCTCAGGACGTTTTTATCGGCCTGCTGGGTTCGGGCCGCATAAAGAGATTGAGCAGAAAGGACAGCATTCTTTGTCTTCTTGGCGTTGAATTTTTCGTCATTGCAGCGCTGTTTGACCTTGGCCATGAAAGCCTTGTACTGCTGATCATCGAGCTTCTCGACGTTGTACTTCAAAGTCTTGATCGTCTGCTTTGTGAGGTAACCGCGGTACTGATCAAAGTTAGTTTGCGCAAACTCTTCCGGATCTCTTTCTGCCAACTCTTCAAGATTCCCCAGAACAGCAGGATCATCCTCAGTGCAAGGGAACTTTTGATGCTCAATGGCCCGCTGAATCTTCTCGTATCCGACGCGGTCATTCATCTTGATTGTTGACATGAGGGAGGCGGGCACCTCTTCGCCATTGTCTACAAACTGAAAAGCTTGATTAAGGTTGTCGTAGTTCGTCGCTTTCTCAAGCGCCTCCTGCTCTCTCTTGGCGCCGTAAACTTTATTTTTGACTGCGGCGCGATACTTCTCCGGAACTGCATTGATGTTGTCTAAAAGCTCTCTGGCTTTGCCGTTGTCCTTTTTGAGGATTTCGTCTGTGTAACGGTTGATAGTGGCACGGTCAGAAGCCATCTGCATTGCAGACTTTAATCTCAGCCCTGCTTTCGACCCCATCTCATTTTTGTACTGAGCAATGTAAGCCTTAGCCTGAGAGAGGTGTCCCGCATCGATCATGTTGCTCACTCGGAGCTCGTGGATCGGCCCCAGAACTTTGATCATGTCGACAGGCGTGCCGTGAAAGTCTCCGATCTGCTGCGCAATAGAACGAGCCGCCACAAGCCCGGACTTTGCTGTTTCCGGGTCTGCGTCAGCTGCCTGGTTAAGGGCAAGGCTCAGCTGATTTTTAAGAACTGCGTCTTTGTATTCGAGCTGTTGGCTCGTGACATAGGTGTTGACCTGATCATTGAGCTTCAAGCTTGAGGCCTGATAAAGACGATCAAAGGCGCTGCGGACTCGAGCGTTTCCAGCCTGCTCTCTCAGCTTCTCATAACGCTGTTTGAAGGCATCACTGACCTCATCGTTCAGACTTCTTCCGTCCGGACGTTCAAGTGCGTTTACGCCTTTAAGTCTTTCGTATCCGTTCTCCGGATTAACTCTGAGGTCTATGCGGGCATGTTCCAGTTGAGTTGATAAATCATTCAGGCGAGTCTTATCAATTTCCAGCTGCCATTTGTCGTATGCATTCCTGAGATCTACGGACAATTTGTTCATTGCTTCGCCGGCATGCCGAACTGACATCGGACTTTCAGGCGCAGTGATGATTTCAGAATGCATTCCGCCCGGCTGAGTAACAGATACCGGGACGCTGTAGGGATTGTCAACCGAAGGAAGTTTCATTGTTCCCATGTTTAGACTCCTGCTCCTCCGCTCATACCGCCGGCGCCGCTCGTGAACAACTTGCCGATGCTCACGACGTTATCGAGATAGCCGGAGCCCGTTGATCCTGAGTTGGGGTCTAAAGGATTGCCCTTAGCTCCGTTCGGGTTCATGAGAATGCTCATGCCAGTGGATACGGCCGACGCCCAGGGAGAGATGTTTTTAGCCTGGGCGTTAAGAGCGATTGCATTGTTTGAGTAATTGACTGCTCTGCGCCGATAACCAAAAGATTCGGCAACGGCGTTAGCGAGGATTTGATTGACCTGCATCTCTTTGGCGATGTCGTGAGAGGCCATCACTTCCGCAGTGTTACCGGTTCCGAGCGCTACACCGCTGGCCGCCTGAGCTACCCTAGTCGTGGCCTTTGTTTGTCCGGCACGAAAAGTAACCGCGGCAACTTCCTGCTGAGCTCTCTTCAAAACATCTTCTGCCGCTGTCCGGAAAGACTGCGCCTGCAGTTTTGAAATCTCGCCCTGAATCTTGTAGAGCTGCTTCTGCTGCTTTGCCTGACGGAAGGCAAGAATCGGAGCAACAATGCCGTTGACCGCATTGTGTCCCATCGAGAAGCCAAGGCCGAAACTGCCCAGACCGTTTGCCGCGTCTGAAGTTATCTTAGAAAAACTTGACGAGGAGCCTTGTCCCTCGTACAGAGGAACGTCAAGATCCTCGCCCGCATATTGATCGTACTTACCCATGAGCCGTTACCTCAATTTTTCTTTAAGGTAACGGCGAAGCTTCAATGTTTATGGACGTTAAGCCGAGAGATCACAGGTCAGAGCCAGCATTGTGACGGGCAGCGGATCGAGCTGTCTCAAGCACACCTGACCGCCTCGAGTCCATGTTGAATAAAGCTGAAGGTCTATTTCATCAGATTTGAGCGCAGGTGGAGAACCGCACGGTTCAATCGTTCTTTGCTTGTATTCAACAAGGTCGTTCTTGTCAAAGCTGGGGCCCGCAAAGATCCCGGAACTTCTATTAACCCGCACTGTGATCTTGTAGACGTTCTTAACTCTGCCCATACCTCCGGACTGATCTTGGAGAATAACCGGAAGTGTTTTCACATCCGACTGATACGGCAAACCAACCTGAACGACCGAGGCCTCATGGTTGAGAGTGACCTTGCCATTTACAACCTTCTGCTGAGGCAGGACAGCACCGTCGGCCAAAATAGAAACTGTCTTTCCCTCGAGCCAATCAATTCCAGAGATCGTGGTCGTAGGCGTCCCGTTGTAGGTCGCGCCGGAATCGACAAAGAAGGCATCAGCCAAATTCTTGAAGTTTCGTGTTCTCATGCGCTCAACATAGCGCTTCTGGCTTCCGTTGATTGTCCTTCTGATCACGCAGTAAAGGGCATCTTCCACGCCTTCTGAAACAGCGCAGCAGGATTCAAAAACTCCGTCTGTGTTGTGGCGGTGCCAGGAGCCGACCTGTTGTTCAGGAATATACGTGAGGCCGAGCAAGTTTCCGTCGGAGGAGACAAACCACATGATGGGGTACGGAGCCTTCTGTGCCGTGGCGTCCTTGATCGTCTTGAAGTCAAAGAGGTGCTGACTTCTCAGGCACAGATCTCCGGACACAAAACCGCCTGCTTGATACTGATAGGCGAGTTCTCGGACATGGCCGTCACGAGCCGAAGCGAAGATCAGATTGTTGTTGTAAACGAGCGGTCTGACTGTCGTGGCCCCGTTGTAGCTCTGAGGTCGAGCAGAAATCGAAGAAGGCGTAATCGCGTCAGAGTTCTGGGGACTGATTCGTATCTCTGAGCCCGTTGTTAAAAGGATCAGGTGAGACAACGGAGAAATGTGCAGAATCTTATTGAACTCTGTTGCCGCGATCCTAAAGTTGATGCGGTCATCGTCCTTAGACGGCAGGGAGTAAGTCATATCGCTCTCTGTGCCGGAACGAGTAGCAACCACACGCTGAGGATCAGTCTTAAAACCTGCAAACCAGCGGCGTTGTTCAAAGTAACCTACAGCGCTCGGATAATTTCCGGAAGAGACAACTGAGTCATATCGTCGAGGAGTAATGTCCGTCTTCGGAGCAATATTGTCATCGATGATCGATGTGGTCTCCGAGTCTCCTAAGTAACCGTAAATGCCGCCTTGATTCTTGTAGAAGCGGTAGTAACTTGCTCCGGACACTGCAGCGCACGAGATTTTGATTGTCGTACCTGTGGCATAGAGGTTAGCGGTACAAGACACTGCTGCACTCGGTTCGCTTTCGATTGTCTTGACTGCGTTGAGACAAGAGACTTTGTACTGGAAAGTGTACTTGTCGGCGTTTTTATCCTCGTTGCCCGTAGTCGTTTCTCTTACTGCTGTTACGTTTGTGGGCGTGGCCAAGGTCGAAGAGAAGCTGATTGTTGCCATTCGCCAATCTGTATTTGAATATCTCCGGATCTCGGTCGGCGCATAGTCTTCATGCGTCACGGTGATGATGTCATTTGACTGCACATACTCGAGCTCGAACAGATCATCCTCATCCCAAGGTGTTGTGATTTCGTATGGCTGATTGCCGTTCATCAACGTTGCGCCAAAGGAATGGAATCGGGCGTATTTGTGACCCAGCTCGATAACGAAGGTTTGCTGAGCGTTAAAGATGAACGGAATCAGCCGCACCTTCTTGCTTGAGTCTTTGACCTCACGCACAAACTCAAAGCCGGGTCTGTTTTCAATCGGGCCCTGGGGACGGCAGAGAAAGTTCAAACACGTCTCCAGGCCTGTCTGATACTTTGTATCGTCTGTGCGTCCAAACATTTCCGGAGAAATTTCACCGCCGGCAAAGGATCGTTGAAGGACTTTAGTTGAGCCACTCATGTCCGTCCCTCCCCCAGTCGCCATAGTCACCGATAAAGTCAGGTTTGTAGCTCAGATGATCTCTGTCCTGAACTGCGTCCTGAGCCTGCGCTTTTAACAATCTGTCTTCGTAGAACCGCATCATCTCGGCCGCCATCTGCACACCCGTCATCCCCGGAACAACAGTGCCCGCAAGATTAGAGGCAAGGAGAAAAGCCAAGGCGTCAGAAAATACATCAGAGAACTTTTCAGGCTTAACCTCCGTGGTGATATACCTAATCCATATACGCTTCTGCTCTGCCACCAAACAGACTTGTCCGTTGATCAGCTCTCGGACGTAATGAAGAGTCTGTCGAGTTGCGTTTCCATTTTCGTCAACCGGATAGGCATAAATGATCTTCACACAGTCCGCAGGAATCGGAAATGCATAGCCGCCTCCGATAGGCTCTACTGTCAAACGTGCAAGCTCTTTGCGCGTTGTAGCAAAGCTCCAGTTATAGGCGGCAAGGATAGTTTTTAAGGCAATGGGATAAAAGCGCCTGCAATGATCGGCTTGAGCACTTCCCTCAGGCGGATCGATAGAAGTCACTGTCGCTCTGTCCCCCAGTCTCGAGAGAGCGATATTGCAGATGTCGACAACTGAAGACATGTTTGCTCCTAAAAAAGAGGGGGCACAAGGCCCCCAAAATGCTCGCTAGGAATAATCCTGTTTACTCGGCTGCATAGTCGCCGATGCGCTTGCCCTTCGGAGAGGAGGCGCAAAGGGAAATACCTGCTGTCACCTTGCAGCTCATTGCAGTGCCGGTAAAAGACAGCTTGAGGTAACGCGGACAACCTTGCGGCAGTTTGATTGCCGTATCTGTACCGTAAGCCTTTGCTACGGTATCAGTCACAGAAGTGCTGGCAGAACCTCCGAGAACCTCGATAGAGGTCGGCAGAGCGGAGCCAGAAACACTCAAGATGACGTAGAGTTCACCTTCAGAAACTCCGGCCTTGTTCAGGTCAAGAGTGTTTGTTGATGTTCCAGAAGTCCCGGAAAGGGACTGGCCGTCACTGAACATAAGCTTGGAATCGAATCTCATCTTTTTCTCCTATTACGAAACAAGATCTTCAGTGAGGCTGATGGAATCAGACACTTCGATCGGGATATCGAAGAACATGGTCTTGAACTGTTCGGCGGCCTCAACAACTTTGAGAACGTTTGTGCTCTTGGCGTAGGCGGCAAGTTCAAGAGCGGTATGCACTTCTTCAGCACAGAAAAGGTGAAGATTTGTGCGCAGATCAGACGGGATGCGGTTCTTTGCAACGATCAACTTCTTGATCAGATCTTCGGAACCCATGTCGACAGCACCGTCGGAGATCGGAATGTTGCAGACACGAACCACACCGCGCCAGTCTTCAAGCGCGGCACCTGCCTGCCACTTGTAGTGGTCGCGATAGACTTCATACATGGAGCCGTCAGAGTTCATGTGAGTGCACTGGCCTTTGTCAGTGTGCTGTAAACCGATCTTGGATCCCTTCGGATAAATGCCGCAGAACTGGTCCATTGACACAATGAAGATCGAAGTGACTTTCTTAGTCGTAGCTCCGGAGCTCACAGCCTTAATGACATTGCGAGAGGACGGAGTTGTGGAGCTCGTGTCGTTATAACGAGCGGCAAGGCCCATGAACTTGTCCGGCTCCGCATCGATGTCGCCGTAGAACATTGTCTTGGCCATATCGTTGCCCATACCGGCAAAGAACGGTTTCTGTTCAGACAGGCGCCATGCGGCTGTGTTGCCGTTTACGTCAGCCAAGTCTTTATCGACTTCAGCGTACATTTCAACGTTTCCGCAGGTATCGGTAACCTGAGCGGTCGTGGATTTCTGCGGCTGAACGCCCTGATAAAGGCGGCGCCAAGTCGGTTCAGGTATGCCTGTGCGGATGGCATGAAGGTAGCCGTCCGTTTTGTTGCACTCTTTCCATTTAAGCAGTTTGAGAATCGGATCTCGTTTAGACAAGACTTCTGCGATCGGAATAATCTGACCTTGCGGGTCAAGTCTCGATGCGAGGTCAACCAGGGTTGGATATTCAGCAGCCATCGTAGTCACTCCTAAAAATTAGTTCATCTTTGAGTTAGGGAAAAAAGCCCGGGCGCGCTCGGCTGTTGAGAGTTCACCCGACCTGCCGCCCTTTACGACGGCGTCATCACTGAGCGCCTGCTGAGCGGCAAGGCACCCTTTAATGAATCCTGCATGACGGTTGAGACCGACAGATTCAAAGAACTGGCGAGTCTCAGCGTCAAAGAACTTGGCATAGAATCGGCTGGCGCTCTTAACGTTGGCCGCGTAGTTCGCACCGCCAATCTGGGGATCCGCCTTGGCTTCCGCAGTCAGTGCTTGTTTGACTTGGGCAGATTGCTCTTCCGCACGCTTTGCCAAAACAGAGGTCATGTTTGTGACCAGTTTTGAATAAGCGGCCTGAGAAAGATTGAGGTCCTTGCATTCCTTCTTGAAAGCCTCAATCGCACCTTCGTCGAGCTGAATGCCTTCCGGAAGTTCAATGCCTGTTTCGTCATAACCCTTTTCAGGGGCGCCCAAAACGTCATTGCCTTCCTTCTTATCGGCGTCCTCTTTAGCAGACTCTTCCTTCTCCTCTTCCGCACCCATGCCTTCGGGTTCTTCTGACTGCGGCTGGGGAGTTTCAGCGGCGGACTCGGGCTGTGCCGGAGGTGTAGCTTCCTTAGGCGCAGGAGTAGGATCTGCAGCGGGAGCTGCGCCTTCAGTTGTGGGAGCGCCTGCTTCGTTGACAGTTGTTTCTGCGGTTTCAGCCATTTAGTTTTTCATTCTCCATTCTGCGAACCAGCTCGAGATTGATGCCCTTGAGTCGATTCAATATTTGCAAACCGATATCGCGTCTTGCGGAAGCTATCGTCATCAGCGTCATGTCTTGTGAAGTGACTGAGCTGTCGACGGCTGTCATGTCGAGAATCCATTGAAAAACCCTTCGGCCTTCGACTGTCTCAAGAGTTTTCTTGATGGCGATCTCCAGCTCTTTGAGTTTTTCTTTCTCGGCCTTTTCAGCCAGCTCCCGCTGTTCGATTTCGAGAAGCGGATCATCTATGTCTGTCATTGTCATTTAGGGCCCTTTAGGTTTATGGACGCTTACTGCGCTCCCCCTTCAGAGAAAGCTTCCTGCAGGCCCTGAGAGTCAGCTGCCTGCCCTAGATCTTTGAGGCTTGTCATTGCCTGCTGAAGTTGTGCGGCCTGCATCTGCGCCTGCTGTTGCTCGGCCCTTTGCTGGCGAATAAGGGCAACCTTCTGTCCTGTCACAATCAAGGATGGAGGCACTCCATTCATGTCTGCGAGCTGATCGATCGTTGCATCCACATCGAGCTTGTCCACGGCCTGAGGATTGATCTGAGCCAAAAGGCCGATCTGCTGAGCCGTTCTCACAATTCCGTTTGCCGATGCATTCTTCTGAGCTTCGGCCAGAACGGAGACATACTCAATAGAAAGCTCTCTGCCGTAGAGTTCTTCCGGAACTTCCGGGAGCATGTTGTACTCAACCATGAAGCCAAAGGCGTTTGTGACCAGCGGATCAAGAAGTTCGGTATGCAATCGCTCAAGCACAGGCCCCAGCATCATCACTTTTTCCTGCTCAAGTGCTTGAACCTCTGTCGCAGTACGATCTGTTTGATTCGCCGTGGCCGCGATCATTTGAAACACGTTGACGAAGAAGATGCGCTGAATGTCCTGCCGAGTCGATTGAATCAGAGCAAGCATTGCCTGGGGATCGGTACGCACTTCCCACATGGAGCGGATGATCGGAGCTTCCTGCGGATTAACGGCCACTCGGCCTCCAGGTTTGAACTGACTCAGCTGATCCTTGAGGGTGGACGGATAGAGAATCGGCGGCCTAGTTCCGTAATCAACAAGCTCAGCCAGTCTCAAGTGCAGTCTCTGCAAAGACTTCTGTGCGCTCAAGGCCTTGGCGCCGGGACCGCGGCCATAAACCGAACCTCCGGAGGTCATCCAGCGCGGACACAGTGCCGGGAAGTTTCTAAAACCCGATTCCGAGAGAACTTTGTCCTGCACGCCTTCCTGAAAATAAACAGACTGCCAAGGCATATTCTTGTTGTCTCGTTTATCCGGATTACGTTCGACGCGAGGCTCAATCGCGTGAATCACATTGAAGCGGGCAAAGGGATCTTTCTCAAATGCCTGCCGAACATCGTTGTTTACGGCCTCAAAACCCCATTGCTGGATCATTTGTTTGGCCGTAAGAGAGAGGCGTCGATACATCGTATCGACCTTCCCGAAGTCATCCTCAGCCAGCCAGTATTCCCCGATTGTGAGGTTCTGCAGAGAGATGAGTTGTTCCGGATGAGGCTTGACGATCGTGCATGCTGTGCCAAATACCGGAAGCTCCAAGTAGCTCTGGTGGAGCGCGTTGTAGCATTCGGCCTTAGAGAAGTAGAGAAGCAACAGGTCTTGAACCTTCGTCATCCACTCTTTGACAGCGGGATTCTTATCGAGATCCGGATCCATCGTTGTGAGGCGCAGCCACGGCCTGGAGGGAGACGAGACACCGCCGAGCAAGCCCGCGGCCAAAACATCCGCGCAGTCAATTGCTTCAGCATCAAGGATCTTTCGATAACGCTTTGAGCCTTGAGTTGCATCTTCACCTGAGAAGCACCCTAAGTCCGGAAGACAGTAGTCACGAATGTCGCGCCACAGATCCTCCCATGAACTGCGCTCCTGTTTGAGGCTCTCGAAGCGTTGATTGATAAGCTTGATATCTGCGGGCATGACTATCCCCCGATAAGCTGTTTTTTCTGCAGCTTGAAGCGTTCATCCTGCGCCGCTTCACTTGCCAGAACCGTTTCGCTCATTCCTTCCGGAGTGTCATCAATAACCGTGTCGCCGACATTCGCCTGCTTTTTGTTTTCCCTGTTAGCGTTCTGAGACTGTTGTTCTTCAGCTTGCGCCTGCTGTCGAGCGGCTTGAGCCTGCGCTTTCCTTGCCTGATCTTTGGCCTTGTTCTGCATGTGGTTATACATGCCCGCAGTTGCAACGTTGGCGGCCGCCTTCACAACAGGCTTGACCACCTTGCCCACGGCATGAACGACAGATGAGACTGCTCCCATGATCAGCCTCCCAGTAAAGAAGAACCGGTGCCAAGCGAGCCCGGGTTAAGTGGAGCCGCATTGCCGTTTGTCAGAAGCGTGGATCCCAATCCGTTGTCAAACGTGTTGTCTGCCAAAAGGCCGTCAAGATCGGCTTGCTTGCGGTTTGCTTTATTGCGTGCCTGATCTTCTTCCTGGGCTAAGGCCTGCTGCTGAGCAAGCTGTTCTTTAGCGGCGGATGTTTGACGATCTCCGGCGCGTTTCTGCTCATAAGCGCTCAAACCCGAAGTCACGGCACCAACCAATGTGCCCGCGATAACTGCTGCAGTCATTCCCATGATCAAAGTTCCTTAAAAAATAAAAGATGCTTTCTG